TAGCAAAATAAATCTATGCAAACGGTTTCGTAGATTTATAAAATATGTTGCATAATATTAAACTGTTTCCCTTAGTTTTGTTCTATCAAATTAAAAATAACACAAAATGACAACAATAATTTTAACAGACCTTGCAACTTCAAAACAAAAAACCGGAACAACTATCCAAAAATTATAGGGAGCTATGGAAGTTTTCAAAAACAAAACAAACGGTCGTTTAGTAGAAAATACACTTTACGCAACTATTGAGAATCGACGTGTTAAAATAGAAGTTTTTAATTAATCTAAATATGCAAGTAGATAACAACCTATACTCAAACGAACCAACTGCAATGTCTATTCAGTTAGAGATTGAGCAAAAGAAATGGCAACCTAAGCAAGAGCCTATAAAACAAAAACGTGCTAGAACTGCACCGAGTTATAATCAAGATGTGTGTAGTAGCAACTTAGAAGTTTATCATTATAATTTATTAAACCCAAATAATTAAACAAAATGCAATTAAAAAAAGCCACAAGGCAACAAGTAAAATTAAGATTAGGATTGAGTGCTGTAAGCGGAGGAGGCAAAACTTATTCAGCTCTATTACTAGCAAAAGGATTAGTAGGTAGCTATGATAAAATAGCAGTAATTGACACAGAAAATAATAGTGCTAGTCTTTACAGTCATTTAGGCGAGTTTAGCACATTAGATTTATCAGCACCATACACCCCTGAACGCTACATACAAGCGATTAAAACGTGTGAAGATGCTGGAATGGAGTGTATTATTATTGATAGCATTACTCACGAATGGGATGGCAAAGGTGGCATTTTAGAAATACATAGTAGTATGACTGGTAATAGTTTTACTAATTGGTCTAGCATTACACCTAGACATCAAAAGTTTATTGATGCAATACTTCAAAGTAAATGCCACGTTGTTACTACTGTTCGTCGTAAGACTGAATATGAAATGATTAAAGACGGAACAAAAACAAAGGTTGAAAAAGCTGGATTAAAAGAAGTTACTAGAGAAGGTTTTGAGTATGAATTAACTGTTAATTTCAACCTTGACGAAAAGCATAATTGTACTGCATCAAAAGACAGAACAGGTTTATTTATGGATAAGCCAATATTTACTATTACTGAAGATACTGGACTAATTATAAAAGAGTGGTGTGAACAAGGCGAACCACCTATTAAGAATATTAAGACTATTTTAACTGATGATAGATTTAATGCTGCTATTACTGCATTTCACGCTGGTAAAACAACTATCGAGGCTATCGAGGCTTTTGCTTTAACTCCCGAACAAACCGAAAGAATACAATTAATTAAAAACGCTAAAATTTAAACAAATGACAAAACTATTTAAAGATTTAACTGCTAGCGAATTTATGCAGTTATTAATTAAAAAAAATGCTTGTAATGAAGCGATTGGATGGGCTAAAAATAAAACGGCTAATGAAGTAATTGAGCAATGTTATAGAGGGGATTGGTTATTATGGCTATTTAAAAAAATAGATCCTGAAAATTTACAAATGCTAACATTAGCGAAAGGTCGCTGTTCAAATACGGCAAGGCATTTAATGAAAGATGAAAGAAGTATAAACGCAGTAGATGCTGCAATTAGTTTTGGTGAAGGTAGAATAAGTATAATTGAATTAAATGCTTATGCTGATGCTGCTGCTGCTGCTGCTGCTTATGCTGCTGCTGCTGCTGCTGCTACTGCTTATGCTGATGCTGCTGCTGCTGCTGCTGCTTATGCTGCTGCTGCTGCTGCTGCTGCTGCTGATGCTGCTGCTGCTACTGCTGCTGCTGCTACTGTAGCTTATGCTGCTTATGCTACTGCTGCTACTGCTGCTTATGCTGCTATGCAAGAAAATAGATTACTAACTGCTAATATTTGCCGTCAATATTTATCATTTTCAAACATTCAAATAACACTATAATTATGAAACTTTACAGCGAATCAACAATTTTAAAAAGACTTGAATCTTTAAGCATCTCAAATCCTGCAATCTTCTTTGATGGTATGAAGCCGGAGCCGGAACAAGAACAAGTGGAAACACAAATAGATGATAAGTCTAATCAGTTATTGCTACAAACATCTGCTACTATATTGGCAGGGATAATAGCGAAAGATGGAGTTAGTGAAAATGGAGAATCAAGAAAAATAGATGTAATGAATTCATTAAGATACACAAATTTATTAATCCAACAAATCGACCAAAATGCTTAAGAAAATCAAAACCTATTTCTACAAAAAAAAAGTTGCTAAATTAGCAGCTGCATTATTGCCAATACTTCTACTTGATGAAATTTACACCGAGAAAGAAGATGCAGTTTATGACTCTATATTTTTTGCTAAACAACTAATAAAGGAGGTGTGGAATGATTGATTTACAACACGCTGAACAACTGGCAATGTTAGCCAAAGAGAATGAGATGTTAGCTTTTAGAACGTTTCTAACAGAACAGTATAATCTCCAGGTGATGCAATGGCGTAATCAAGTAACTGATTGCTTAGGCGGTTTAACTAAACAACAAGCACTCAATCTAACTATGGCAGATTTTCAACCTTTGGCAATACCTAAATTCGTTGCGGCACATCTTGAAAGCAAAGAAATGTTAGCCATTTATAAATCAATGGAGCATATTTTTCCAAATGCAAAAAAGTATGAAGATGAATTAAATTATATTATTAACACTTATAAAAATTACAAATGAAAATAGAACATTATGGCAAATTAGGCGAACAAACTACTATATGCTATCAAAATAATTATAATAATATAAGTACAATTAATTTCAGTTATTATTACAGTAATAATGATATATTCTATAATACAATAGAAACAACAGTTGCTAAATTTACTTTAAAACCTAATCAAGATGCCAATAAAAAAAAGAAGTAAAGTTGTAGCAATCAATGGTTTTATTTCAGTTATGTATAATGGTGAAAAGTGCCGGACTGCACATTATATAAATTACTCTGAACGTAAGAAAATAATTGATAATTTTAAAACTTTGAAATCGCCAGTTGATAAGTGGTACTATGTAATAGAACCTAATACTACTGATTTAAAACATTCACAAACTTGTAGAAAAATAAACGATATGCTATGATAGAAATACTTAGAAACTTAGGCTTTTTGCTATGTGATTGGATAGATGATTTAGCAGATAGTTTTGAAGATTTTGGATTTACAGAAAATGATTTTTAATAAACAAACTCGGCGGAGTTACGCAATTAATTATGGAACTTAAAGGTATATTGAAAAAAGTAAATGCACAAGTAGAACGTGGCAATTTTGTTAGCCGCAAAGTATGGCTAACAACTGATGCAAGTGGTAACTATCCGCAAACTATCGAGATTGAAGTTAGTGGTGACAAAGTAAATTTGTTTAATAATGTTGCTATTGATAGCGAAGTAAATTGCAGTATTAATTTGAGAGGTAGAGAGTGGACTAATCCCAAAGGCGAAGTAGTTGTATTTAATACTTTGCAATGTTGGAAAGTAGCAGTTGATGGAGTTGCTGTTGCAGCACCTAAACCGGTTGAGCCTGATTTGTCAAATGACTTGCCATTCTAACCTAACGAAACCGTTTGCGTAGATTTCACTTTGTAGTATGGTGTTACATTTTATCTTTGTGTAACAAAACAAAAAAGATATGACAAACACAAACACACAAATTGAAACAAAAGTGATAAAAGCAGGAACAACAATTACAGCAAGAAGCATTTGTGATAATGATTGCATTTTTACAGCTGATGTATTAAGCAGAAAAGGTGATTATGTAACTGTTAAGGTAATGAATAGCATTGTACGCAAAAAGGTAAAAGTAGGCTACGATGGCAGCGAGTATGTTATGGCATTAGGTACATATTCAATGGCTCCAGCTTTTAGCTAAACATCCTCAGGGCTGCGACTGAACAACGCGGGTATATGAGTTAGTTTTGTTGGTAGAAACACTTTTAAAGGTCATCGGTTCGAGCCCGATACTCATATCAAACCTAAAATCAAAACAAATGCACATCTTTAAATATCTCGAAAATAAAGCCATAAGGCACTCTGCAACATACACTAAAGGCTTTTACTATATCAATGGCGAAAAGCTAACTATCGAACAACTAGACGCTAAATACCCTATCGAATGTCGTAAGGTTGAAAATCGACAAAATACACATTGGTTTAATAAAGGTGCAAACGTTGATAAAACTAAAATAGCATAATGCAACCACAACCAATAATAGCTTACAAAATAAGCACCGGCAGATATTCCCAATATCAAAGCATAAGTGAAGCAAGAACTAAATTAAAAGTAGATGTTAGCAGTATATGGCTCGTATTAAATAATAAATTCAAACAAGCAAAAGGTTATTGCTTTGTGATTGAGTGTATCAACTACAAAGAAGTTATTCAAAGCATATTAGAACAACCTTGCAAACGTGGGAAATGGCATAAAAGAAAAGTTATTGCTAGTGATAGTGATGGCAATTCTCAAGTGTATGATAGTGTAGTTGAAGCTGCAACTACATTACAAGTTAGTCGTGGTACAATAAGCCTGTGCTGCAATGGATCTCGAAGACATAAACATTTTACATTTCAATATTTATAACGAAAAAGGCTTTGCGTTGTTGGGTAATTTTATAACGTCAAGCTGGGAACGAAAGTATAATTAATAAATAAAAGTTGAAATATGATACAAAAGAACAACAGCGTTTCGTCTGCTGAAACAAAAGACGATAGTAGTGCAAATGTTAAGGCTATATTCGTCAAGCCCCAATAATGCCAAACCCTATGTTAGCTGTAGGTTTTCTTAATTTTTAATAATTATAAATATAAAAGAATGAAAATATTTAAGTCTGAAAAACAAGAAATGAAATTTTATATGATTGGAACTACTTTTTGCATAATAGTGTATATAATTCTTTCAATAATAAGAGAGCTGAAAAAATAAATCCAAGTCGAGCAAACCATTTTGTATATGGGTATTCATTCAAAACGTTTTTAGAAATTTTTAAGTTTATGCGTTTACTCTCTATGTCTAACCATTTAGTTGTTAATCCACCAGATTGCAAAAGTTTTTCGATTTCTTGTCTATTGAATTTGTGTCCTAACGTTTTGTCGCCACGTTCATTTTTATATGATAATATTTTTAAAACACTTAACTCGGTAATAATGAAATCTACCCTGTTTTTGTCAACCCGATTTTGTTCTAATAAATATGGAAGTCTATTTTTAAAAATGTTGTCTTCTTGGTATTCGTCTAAAAATGTTTTTAATGAATTGTCAATTGCAATACATTCTTTTTCTGTCAATTCATTATTCATAAAATGTGGGTTTAAACTTACAGCTAACTCTCTAATATATGCACCTAACATTAATCAATTAATAACCAATGCCAAATAATACTATATACTATGATAACGTGTGGCATCGTGTGTGGGACACACACGGTAAAGAATATTCCATTAAAGAACATCAAGGATGGAAGTTTATTAATGTTGCTGATAAGAAATTAGGAGTTAGTAAATTACCAATAAAGCCACTAATTAGAAACTTTGATGATGTTGTTGTAAATTATGTATGTGGTGGTTGGCATCGTTCATTCCCTTGCCCTGCTATTGGGTATTCGGTTTATCGTAAAGTTACCGGCAAGAAGATTAGTTTAAAAGATTATTATAAACAGTTTAAAAATAAACTATGACACCTAAACAAAAAGCAGATGAATTAGTAAATAAGTATTATGCTTATCAGCCTTTATTGTCCAAAAAAGAAGCTAAAATATTTGCTTTAATATGTTGTAATGAAGTTATTGAGCAAAACGATATATGGATATTAAAAACAGGCAAAGGAAATAATAATTATTGGGAAGAAGTAAAAACAGAAATAAATAAACTATGAAATAATAGGAGAGCTGAATTTTCAGCCCTCCTATTCTAATTAAAATATAGTTTAGCTTCAGCTTTTCTTCTTCTAACTAAACCGTTTAATGTTTTACCATCAGCCTTAGTCCACATTAAGAAAGCATCTATAATAGTTGGATCTGATGGATTAGCATTTACACGTTTTAATAATGTAGAGCCTTTTAAAGCACCACTACCACAATTATAAGCAAATGAGACAAGTGCATCAAATTGATGTTGGGTAACTGAATCGCTTGTCATAGCATCCACTTCTTTTGCTTTTTGGTTTAATTCAAATCGCATAAACTCAATTGCTTTCTTTTCATCTATTGGCAAATCTTGCAATGTTACCTTTTTGCCGTTGGGGTATAGAATAGTCCCGTAGCCGATTGTTGGCACTTTTGCCGGACATAAATAAGGCTTTGAAAAGAACCCTTCAAATGACTTTACTAAGTCAATACAAGCATCTGATATTTCTGTAATTTTTGACATTGTTAAAATATTTTAGGTAACGTGAACAATTTTGATAAATAGATTTTTAGCACTTTATAAGCAACGCCAACCGCAAGTAATAAAAAGAAGTATAACCGCCATTCGTTGCGTTGTTTTTTTGCTTCTTTTAAGTCTTTTGCAATATCTTCTATATCTTTATTATTGTTATCAATTATACTTTTTAATTGTTGGTTATAATAAACTAATCTAGTATTTTCAACACCCATATTATAAAGGCTCAATGTGTCTTTTTGTGTTACTGTTCTAGTGTGGTAGTGGTCCACATAAATAGTGTCAAACGGTAGTTCGTTATAAAGACTATCAATGTTTATAGTTGGGCAACCTTTTGCTAATTGTTGCTTTAATTTATTCACCAGGTTATTATCTTGAACCTTTACAATTTTAGTTCTTATCGAATCCTTTACAACTGTTTTTATTTCAATAGGAAAATTAACCGCACACACCCTACTAATTAACTCTATTTTCTTTGCCTTAAAAGATGTATCAACATCACTGTTTACTGCTTTGTATGGCTTTAATGCTTTCTTTTCAGCGTTGCAGCTTTGCAATCCAATAATAGCAGCAAGAAATAATATTAATGCAACTAAAGAAATCAGTTGCTTATTTGGAGGATTTTTAACTATGTGTTTCATAATTCAATTTTTTAGTTATCATATTCCCAATATCAGGAAAATGATTAATCTTGTTTAGTTTCTTCTTTTGGTGCTGGCGTACCTTTAACAAGTGCCACTATTTGCCCAACAGTTGCCACGCCTGACATCACAGATATAAATATTAAAGCACTATTATACATTCCTGTAATCAGTTCCTTATACTTAACCGTTGCCCATATTAAAACAAATGTAACTGCTACACTTAGCAATACACTTATAAATCTTTTATGGCTTATTTTGCCACCCTCGCCTAACATACTATAAAAAAAATTATCTTTCATAACTAACTTATTTTTTGTCTTTTATTTTGTTTGAATAAATCAGTAGCACTCGAATCTATTTTGTCAATAATACTTACTATTGAATCGTCTTTGATATGCTCTTTACTAATACCAACAATTATTTTAAAATAGTCGGATAAGGTTTCTATTGACTGCCTCAATAAATGTATTTCTTCGGTTTGCCTTGCAACTTGTTCAAGTATTTTTTTTATTTTGTCGTCATACTCAACTGTTACTTTGTTTATGTAAATATCGGCAGCGGCTTTGACATTTGCCTCTAGCTTCATTTGTGCAATCTTTTGCCTTTGTGCCGAACTAAAATAACTTTTAAGCACACCAAAAAAGCCCATAATCGCAGCTCCTATTCCTGCATCTTGTAAATTCATTTTACTACTTATTTAATTTTGCTTCTAATTCTTTTACCCTTGCTTCTAGTTGTTGAATAGCTTTTACCATTGCCACATAAATACCATCGCTTTCAAGACCTAATTTACTATCAGGATTATTAGGTTCTAATTTTCTTATAACAGTTGGCATCACTTGTTGAACTTCCTGAGCTAAAAAACCATACTTCAAACTAGACTTTGTGCTGTCTGAATTATAATAATATGTTTTAGGTTGAAGTTGTAATATTTCAGCAAGTCCATATTTGTAATCTTGTATTGAATTTTTCAATGTACTATCAGAAGGATTTGTATTTGTCAATAACCCGCTATTGCTATACACTGTACCCGTACCTAAGTTTGAAATTGTTACTGTACCACTACTACTAACTGTAACCCTGTCAATATCTGCTGTTTGTAGCGTTAAAGGGTTGCTACCACCAGCATCAACAACAAGCCCCGATGTGCTGCCATCTGTTCTTATTCTGCCTTTATTTGCAATTGTTCCACTTGAACCAAACATTTGAACAGCCACGCCAACACTATTATCATTAACAGCATATAAACCGCAAAAACCACTAGCGTTTGTATTATTTACCCTATATCTAATTTGAGAACTTGAGCTGCCCGAAAGGTGCAAGTAATCAGATGGTGTTGTTGTTCCTATCCCAAAGAAGTTACCATTTTGAAAAATACCACTACTATCTATGCCTGTTGATGCAACTGTTTTAGTTAAATATCCACTTACTAAATTGCCATTTGTTGCAACAATTGGACGGGTTAAAGTGTTTTGTTTTGTATTGATAGCCGTTCTAAGAGCGGTTACACTATCTGCAAGTGTTGTACTATCTGCCAACGTGTAGGACTTATTTTGATAGGTGTACACTCTATTAGCGGTGTTCTTATAAGTCTGTAATGTGGTGTAATAGTTGCCGTCATTTTTCCATTTTAAGTCACCGTTACTATTAGCGAATAAAGCTGTACTTTGCCCCGTTGCCGTTGCGTCACTTGCTTGATGTCTTAGGTGTAAATGCCCGTTTCCATTAGTGCCGTTAATCTTTACAGATTGAGCATTTAAAGCAAACGCCCCTAAGTCTACATCGCTTGTGGCACCGGTATATGGAACGAATGAACCACCGCTACTTGATGCAGTATCTCTAACTATTAACCCTGTTGTAGTATCATAGGCTAACTTCCAACGTTTGCCGTATGATATTGGAATTGCAGATTGTAAAGTTTTTAATTTACTAGGTGTTGCTGAAAATATAGTATCGTTTGTTGTTGAACTTTTTATACAAAAATTCCCGTCATTAGATAAGCTAAATGTAGCTATACTTGTATTTTTATCGAGTACATTCATATCTCCAGTTCCTGTCATTGAAAATGTTTGCGTACCCCCTGTTAAAGAATCAGCACCATAAATACTACCATCACTAAAAATACCTGCATTACCTCCTACTGCTGTTAGTTGATTACAGTTAATATCTAAAGTTGTTGTATTTCCGTTTTCTGTAACGTCTTGCAATGTTACTATTGGTGTTGAACCGTTAATCAAAGTTCTAACTGTTGACAAGTAAGCAACACTATCAGCATAAGAATAAGGAAAATACAAATCTTCTTGGCTAACCCCTCCATCTAAATAATGAAACCTAACACCCCCACCGCTTAAACCTTTAACCCTTAATTTTCCATCATTGAAACTGTTTATTGCAGTAAATATATTTTCATAGTTTAATTTAGCATAAGCAGTATCATTTGTTGAACCTCCACCGCCACCTACACTTTGCCACTTGGCACCATTACCATAATACAAGCCATTACTCAATTGAGCAACCCCTAACTTGTTGTTAGTAGTATCAGTAGGCAATACTAACATTCTAAATTTTCCACGCTGCCAACTCCAACCATAATCATAAGACTTAAAATACTTTGTAGTATCATTTTGCCCATACGCAAATGAAACACACATCAATAATGCTAATACTATTCTCATACTTTATTTCTATTTAATATTTGTAAAACTTGATTTTCTTGCAACTCATAATCAAAGGTAATTTGCCCTGTTACATCATTGAATGAGTACATTGTAGGGTCTAGTAATTTGTCCCCTTGAAACACACTCAATATGCCTCTATTTTTTAGCGCCGTAATAGTAACGCTGTAACCCTCAGAACCGCTGCAAGTATACACAGTATTAGCGATATATTTCGCATCATACCACATAGGAACTCCGCTGCTATCGGTTGGGCTTTCAAATGTAATATTTTGAGCCGGAACTTGACAGCGGTTTGAGCCGTAAGAAGTGGCAATCTGAACATCTAAACTTACACCGGCTGCCATATCCTGCAGCTTGTATTTGCTTATGTCAAAGTTGTTATCCATTGAAATAAACCAATCATTTTGGTAGTCGCTAAAATTAAGCATTGCCATATAGTCTTGTGCGATTGAAGCTAAATCACTTTTAACCTCAAATTCATTGTTAGCACTATCAGTTGCAATATCCATCAAGTCCAAGAAGTGAAAAGTAAAATTGTAGTAAGTCATTTTATCTGTCTTACTAATCCTACCCGTTGGCTTTAATTCAACAAAACAAGCCGGGTAACTAACATCTCCATTTGCCAAAAACTCATCAAAATCACCAATAAAAAAGTGCTTAATTTGATAATGGCTTTGTGCTAGTGTTTGCAGCCGGTATATTATTTGCTTTAATGTTATTGGTGTCATTTTGTTTTGCTAAGTAAACCTTTAATTTTTCGATTGTTTTCTTTGAAATTCCTTTGCTCATATTTTTACGGGTTAAAGTTCGGGAATGGAAAACCGTTTGCCCTTGTTCTTTGATTGCTTCTAAGTGAATAACTATCTTTTGGGTAATCACTCTCTCCGCCTAAAAAAATAGGGCAAGTATAAGATGTTGTATCGGGGTAAACAGTGTCAATATTATTGCTTGTGCTTATGTACTCAGGGTATAATGTTTCATTCTGCAACAAATACATTCTTGCCCTTTTCATATAATGCTCCGCACGTTGCTTATACTTTGATTTTAAAGTGTTAATTTCTGCTAGTGATGGATTAGATGTCTTATCTGCGTTTGTGCTTGTAACGCCCGTATTCCACACTTGATAATTGATACTGCCAACTACTTCACTAACTACCAACCAACACATCGCATCGAGTAAATATGAATCTACTAAAGTCTTGTAAACGCCCGTTAAAGTGTTTGCAGCTATTTCGGTTTGTAGTTTGCTAAATAATTGACTGCCCAACATTGGCATCATTACCATATCTTGAATAGTTTTAATTTCAGGATATATTAATTTGTCATCTATATTCGTATGTAATGCTGTTCTGTCTTTAACAACGCTAGGCATTACAAGTAAAGTATTAGCACTCATATTATTTGTTTTTCTTAATTACTGCATTGGCTACCCATTCGTGTCTACAATGAGGCTCTACTGTGCCGTTATTGTTCCAAAATCCGCCTGCTGCCTTAAACACATTATAGCCTAATCTTTTAGAAATGTTTTGAATATCTTTTCTGCTCCACATTCTACTGCTTGAAAGTCCTACCATCTTTTTACAGAAAGGTCTTGATGTCGGCAAAATATCCGCACCGCCTACATCTTTTCTTTTTTCGTAAGTGTA